CAAATCCCGGCACATACACATAGTGCACAAAATGCTGGCGCTTCAGCATCAACGAGTCATCGGGGTTCCAGTTTCGGCGTATTGCCAATACCTCGTTCGAGCCGCGCTCCAGTGTCACCACGTACGGTTTAGCGATACCCTCGTCCGAGTCATCTACACCATCAATGACCAGATCTGCATGGATCTCGTATAGAGAGTAGCGGTTGTCGTTTGTCAGCGAGTAACCACCTTCTTCGGCCTTACGCTCTTCAATATCTGTGTGGTACGGCTGTGGCTCACCCAGATCCATGTCTCGGTAAAACCCACCGGCTTGCAGTTTCTTCAGATCGTTCTTTGTCTTACGCATGATGTGCGTAACACGTTCTGCGGTTTCTATATGAGACGCGCCATACGGCACAACGACATCTTCGGCGGGTATGTATACGGCAGTCTGTCGGCCTATATTCGGGTCAAAATACACCTTCTTAAATGCACTGCCAGCCAAGCCAAGGCTGTACAGCAGGCGTTCGTGCTCTGGTCTGTACTCCACCATGCGCTCGGTGAGTTCGTAGTTCATATCCGCTTTTACGCGGCTTGCCGCTTCTTCCTTGTCTTTGTCTTCCACACCAATGATCTTGACCTTTACAGGCCCAGCGGCAGGGAATGTCTCTGACATAGTTTCTGCTTGGAAGCGTATGGCTGCTTCAGCGAGGACTGTGGAGTACACACCACATGCACCATCCCACGGCTCTGTACGCTCTTCGTACTTGAAGCCCAGTACATCTAGCCCCTTAACAAACGTATCGGCCCAGTCCTTGCGGCTACCGATGTCAGAATCTACTAGGCCAACCAGATCATCAGCAAGTTCAGCCAACACGCTGTCATCCAACACTTCCGCCAAGTTAGCATCGAAGGGGAGCATGTCTGTGGGTTCTGCGTCAGGGATTATGACGATTTCTACACTACCGTCATCCAACACAACCATTTCTGGGTCAACAATCTCAATCTCCAGAGTGGGGTCGTCGTCTTCTGTGGCTGCGTCAATACCTTCAGGCGCTGCGTACAAACTTTTTTCTATAGCCATAATCTGTCTCTAAATTAGTCTTGTGCGTCCGCCTTTACGGAACCCTTCAGGCATCTCAACTGTACGGTCAAAGTAATTCCCTCGCGCCATATTAGGATAGCGTCTTCTAAAGCTACCGTGCTTCATAAAACGAAGTACATTCGGGTGCTGTAACAATTCTTCGGTATACCCAGCAAGCTCTTCATCCGTCGCTTCACGCGCAGCATTGTACATTGCTGCATATCGGGCGGGATCATCGTCTTCCGAAGATAGACCAAATGCCGCCTCGGTATGAAGTAAGTTCGCCAATAAACGTACGTTTTCTGCAAGGTCGTCTCTGTTTTGCGATGCCATCATGTCTTGGACTCGGTTTAACCTCTCCATATTCGCATCAGTATCTTCAAAGTGTCTGTACTCGTGAGCAAAAACACGCGGATTTGCGTTTGCCGCTTCTAATGCTGTCACCGTGTCAGGCTCAAACTCTACCTCATAACCACGATAATCCCCGGATTTAAGTTGTTCGGGATCTGTAACATTTTTAGTAGACACGCCCTTTGTGCTAAGTCCTTCCGGGCCAACACCCGCTTCTTTTGGAAACGCTTTTAGCCTAGCGCGAGACGGGTCAATCGTTGAGCCTTTCGGCATGTAGGGAGCAACAGATAGCTGGAACTCCGCATCGCCAGCCTGAAGAGACGTAAGGAAATCCCTCTGCTGTGCTTCAGACATCTTGTTTGCTGCCTTAGTAAGCACACCCTTAGATTCGGGAGATCCCTTGGATATGTGTTCTTTTAGTTCTGGTATTAGTGCCATTAGTAGAACCCGCTTCCACGTCGTTTGAAGTATCTTTGTTCTTCCGGCTCGTCTGTCGGTAATCGTATAAACCCGCCCTGCCTGAACCGCATGAGTGCCATAACCGTCGAGTCAACCAAGTCATCATGGCTCATAAACGGAAACCCAGCAATCTCCTCAACTACCTCTTCTGCCCACCGTGTGGGAGGTACCCACACCAAACCAGACGCAACAATATCAGATACTGAGTTTAAGCGTGCAAGTTTATCGCCTGACCCTCTGTGGGGTGTGTACTCTGAAACAGGTAACCCCATGCGCCTCATCTCTTGATACAGCGCCGTGCCCGATGACTTCTTCTCCACGATGAACGCATCAGGCTCCCACTCATTATACTCTTCCAGCGCCATGTCTTTCAGCTCTGGGAACTCCATGCGCTTCTTTATACTGTTCAGCAGGATGATATTGTAGTTGTTAGTCTCTTCGTACAGGAATACACCCCACGTAGTCAACGCCGTAAAGTCCGCACGGTTGTGTTTCTCTGCTGCCGCGTCCAACGACATAATAATGTACTCACAACTCGGAGGCCGTTCCTGCTCCCATATCTGCCACCACTCCCGCTTGACCAGCGCAGCCTCTTCCGCCGTGGGTGTTTGCTGATACTGCGCGTTCCACTGGAATGTTGGCATGGACGCCTTAGTTCGCAGCAATGCCTCTAGGTCAAAGAACTCAGGCCATAGTGGTTTTTCTACAATATCGTCTGTTTCCTCATCCTCCACCTCTAATATGGCGGGAAACTCTACCACCTCGTACTCATCTGCCCTGTCGTTCTGCACCATGTCGCGTGTAACGCGCCCCGTTAAATCATCCATATGCCAACGGGTCTGAATTATAGCAACACGCCCTCCCGGCATCAGACGAGTACGTGCACCGAACGTAAACCACTCGTATGCCTTCTCAAAAACAGCAAAATTGCCGTTGATTACGTCTTGTTCCGAGTGTGGGTCGTCCACCAACAGCAAATCTGCGCCGCGACCAGCCAGTGCAGAGCCAATACCGCACGCATAGTACTCGCCGCCGACGTTTGTGTTCCATCTACCGGCTGATTTTGAGTCGCTCGCAAGCTGAACGGTGGGAAAAATGGCCTGATATGCCTCTGTAGAGATGAGATTTCGCACCTTTCGACCAAAATCTACTGCCAAATCAGTGGTATGCGACACCATCATCACTTTTTTGCCGGGGTTTCGCCCTAAAAACCATGCCGGAAAGAAAATAGAAACAAGTTGAGACTTGCCGTGGCGTGGTGGGATGTTGACGCAGATACGGTCTTTGTTGCCCGCCTCAATAGCCATCAGCATATCCGCCAGAATGCGGTGGTGCTTGCCTACAATATAGTCGGGCTGCATCCTTTTACAGAATTCTATGAGGTCGTCATGCGCTGCCTTGTTAGCCTGCCGCGCTGCAAGCTCGTCTACGATGCGATTTATCTCGACAACTTCCTCATCAGAAAAAGCGTCGAGGTTATCCAGCATGTTTTGGACTTCTTCCTCGGTAAAATCGGGAACGGCCTCAATCATCGTACTCTTGAATACCTAGCTCGCCCTCTAAGTCCAGCGCCTCACCGTCCAGCACAATGTCTTCGTAGTCAGCCTCTGCTATGTCATCTACTGGCTGCACCAACTTCTCTAACTTACCACGTAACTTGTTACGCAGGTCTTCGGTTGACTGGTGCGTTACCGTCACTTCTGTCTTCTCTGCGAACAGCCCCACATCTGAGATCTTACCCAGAAGCTCCAACGCCCGAATCCGTATGCGCGGGTCGTCGTTCTCCGACTCAAGCAGTAGTTTGTTGGTGACGAGGTAACGGATCTGCGTAGCACTTTCTGCAACAGAGTGCCCGAACTCTTGCAGGATGTTGTTGGTTAGAACAATAGAGGCAGGGGTAAGCGTCGCCGCTTTCTTCGTAGTAACCTTCCTAGAAGTTTTTTCAGGATCGTCAGCGTAAGCGATAGCAAGTTTCGCAGCAGCATCTTCATCTTCTACCGTAGGTTCTAAGTCTAAGCCGTGGTCTGCCAATTTCAGTGCCGTATTACACGCTGCTTCCGCACGCTCCTTCAGATCGACGTTCGGCACGTCATCCGCAAGAGGTACACCGAGTTCAGGCTCTATAAATA